GGACAGGGTCGGCCAGCAGAATGTCTGGATCGACGAGACTCCGTCTTTGAGCCTTTACGCGTTGCGGGCCCGTGCGCGTCGGCTTCGCATGCAGCACGGGATCGGACTCATCGTCATCGACTACCTGCAGCTCATGCGTTGCCCGAGCAAGAGGGGCGAGGCCAACCGCGCCCTGGAGATCGCCGACATCACCGGCGGTCTCAAGACCCTGGCCAAGGAACTCGACATCCCCATCATCAGCCTCGCCCAGTTGAACCGCGATGCCGAGCGCCGCGGCGAGCCCAAGCTCAGCGACCTCAGGGAGAGCGGATCCATCGAGCAGGACGCCGACATCGTCCTCCTCCTCCACCGCAACAAGGAGGACGCAAGCGAACCCTCACGATTGTTTGTTGCCAAGCAGCGAAACGGACCAGTTGGCCCGATCGACCTCATGTTTGACGGCGAGAAAACACGGTTTCGGGATTGCACCGACCGCAAGTACAGCAACAACGAGGAACACCGGCAGGCAGGTTACAAAAAGAAGGCAGCCTGAAACCTAACGCTTATGGACGCCGAAAATCGAAAATTTCGCCCCGTCAGGATCCTTTTGGGTGAGGAGAGATCCCTCATCCCGCCCGAACCATCCCCGCAGAATGTGCGGATCCCGATCCGGTCCGCACGCCTCATCGTCGAGAACGGAGGCATGTACGCCAGAACCTTTCTTGCATTCGGACTTACCGAGGATCGTGTCCTCGATGCTTGGGAAAGCGATCACGAAAACTTTGTCAAAATCGATCCCAGAAACAACCGCCCCGCATGAAAAAGTTGCCCGCCTACACCGAAACGCAAGTCAACGGACTCCTCGATTTGGTCAACCGCTATAAGCAAGAGCGCGACGACCTTGCCTTTCAGATTTCCATGATCCGCATCCTCCTGACCAGTTCGGCATTGGAATTGGAGGAACGGTTTTTGGATCTGACCATCCTTCTTCCGGCATTATGATCCCCATCGAGCGCCCCTGGGCCAAGTTGGCCATCGCCGTGATCGAACAATCCGTCGAGGATTATGTCATCCTTCGGGAATTGGGTGCTGTCAGGGGTTTGGAGACCGAGTCCGGGTACTTTCTCCATACCAGGCGCAAGTCCGGAGGCAGCGGATACGATTACTACAATGACCGGTACCAGGTCCGAAGCCTGATCGATTTTCTGGCCGGTGCGAATTTCGACATCCTTTGCGACCGGGTCAGCACCACGCGCACGGTTTGGAATGCTGACATCATCCGCCGTGCCATCGGCCTCCTTCCATCCACCCGTCGCGTCCTCACCAGCAAGGATATGAACTGGTCCCACAGCCATGCGCACACGCGCCCGTCACGCCGATGCGCCGTCGGGGAGCAAAATCAGGAAACCATAAACGAGCATGAAACCAAACACGAACCCGAAGAAAACCTTGAGGCCGCCTAATCGAAAGCGCGCTTCCGCCCCGCCCCTGCCCGAGTCCCCGGATCCCGGAACGGCTTCCATCCTTCGCGAGGCCATCGCCGTGACCTCCGGGGACCGGAGACGGGACTACGACCACGCCAAGCCCGGCCACGATCGCATCGCCGGGTACTGGAATGCCCACCTCCGGGCCATTGGCATCGGCGGCAGCCTAAGCGCTGCCGATGTGGCCATGATGATGATTCTCCTTAAAGTCGCCCGCCAATCCAGGACACCTAAGAGGGACAACCTCGTCGACATCGCCGGGTACGCCAGGTGCGTTAGCCAGATTGAGGAATTTGAACCATGAAATCCGCGCTGATCACCGAGGAACAATTGCAAATGGAAAAGTGGAGGAAATCCATCCTCCGCCGATGGAAGCGGGACAATCCCGCCCCCGAATACATCGACGAGTACATGGAGTGGTTGAAACGTTTGGAAGAAATCAAATTTCTTTTAAGGCCATGAAGAACCAACGACCCACCCCGGAACAGGTCGAGGCCAAGCTCCGCCGCGATGCCATCCTCAACGACAAAGAAACCCTCGGCCTGGAATTCGACATCCTCGAACGTCCTGGCATTTATGCCGAGGACCCGATCTGGAAACGGTATTGGAAAACAGAAGGAATCCGTTTTTTGGCGGCAGACGGATCCATAGTGACCGATCAGATGGAACGGTTCCGGCATGCCTTCGAGCTCGGCTACATGGCCTGCCGGAAAATCGAATACCGTCCCTTTTCGTAAACGTTTTTTTGTCATTACACCACACCCCGAACCCACCCGATTATCATGAAAAAACTAAGCATCGACCTCATGAAAATTGACAGGGCACGCATCCGCACGACCACGCGCCGTGACGGAAGCACCGCCAAATTCCTCGACCTCATCCTCATCGAACGCAAGGACGATTTTGGCAACGACGGCTTCTGCACCCAGAGCACGACCCGTGAAGAGTGGGAGATCGGTTTAAAACTCCCCGTGCTTGGGAATTGGACCAATCTGAAACCGAAGTCCGGGTCCGACGCCGTCCCCTCCCCGTCCGTTCCCAACACCATGTCCGACGAGGATATAATTTTTTAAACGTGTGAACTTTCAGACCACCGACAACGAGGTCGCATCAGACTATTTTGCCGACACACCAATTACCAACGACCTACTTGAAGAACTTAAAAAGCCAAGTGATGGAGACAGAAAGGATCTCGTAACCCTTTGCCGAGAGTTTGAACGCGAACTCGCCGAGAAAACCAACGAGGTCGCAAGGCTCCGTGAGCTACTGAACCGAGCTTTGGAATGCTTAAAGGTGTATGGAGGTAGTCTTGGCATTGCAGCCGCAAAACAAATCTTTGAAGAACTCGCCCCCGCGCCAGAGGAACCCGTTTTCACTTCTGCTGAGTTATTCGCGCAAAATAAGGAAAACACACCCCGCGTCGACGCCCTTTATTTTCGTTTTCACACACACGCCGAAATTGTCGATCTGGCGCGTTCGCTGGAGCGTGAGAATGCCGAACTGGTGCAGGCCCTGAAATCGCTTCAGGCCCGTCTTGGATGATCCAAACCCCTCACCCCGTTCACCCGATCGTCGAGCTGATCGGCCGCCGCAAGGATGGCCGGATCGCGGCCCGGGTCGGGGAGAAAGAGCGGCTCTTTACCCAGGACCAGCTTGCAGCCTATATCACCAAGCGCGAGGAAGGGATCAGGCTCGAAAAAACAGACGCCCTTCGCTACGGGTTCGAACCCGTCAGCTGGGAACGGGCAGACAGGGAGCGTGCACGCCTTCGGGAGAAATACCCTGTCGGCGTGATCGAGGAGTGGAACCTCGGCGGCAATCGCGCTTCAAAATCCGAACGCGCAGCCAAGCGCATCGTCGAACTCATGATCGGCAAGGAAAGTGCCCGTGTCTGGTGCCTGCAATCGACCGAGGCATCCTCGATCGAAAACCAGCAATCCCTGATCTGGAAATACCTTCCACCCGAGTACAAGACCGAGTCAGGCAAGCTCCGCCAAGGAACCACGACCAAGATAAATTATTCAATCAGCGGGGGATTTACCGAGAACAAGCTCGTCCTCCCCAACGGAGCGGTCTGTTCCTTCAAATTTTATTCGATGGATGTGAAAAGCGTCGAGGGTGCCGAGCTCGACTGTGCCTGGGCCGACGAGCTGATCACCCCGGACTGGCTCGAGGCACTCCGATACCGACTTTTGACCAGGAATGGGGTGCTCCATGTCACCTTTACGCCTGTGGCCGGTTATACCCCGACCGTGGCTTCTGTCCTCAATGGCGCTACCACGATCGAGGAGACCGATGCCGAACTCCTGCCCAAGCTCAACGGGAACGGATTTGAAAAAGTTCCCCTCATCCAGCAACCGGTCAACCGCAACAGCTCGATCATTTATTTCCACACCCGGGAAAATCCTTTCGGCAATTACGAATCGCTCAAGGTCGTCCTGGAAAACAAAAACCGGGAGACCATCCTCTGCCGTGCCTACGGAGTGGCCACGAAATCACGGGTCAGTCGGTTCCCGAGATTTCGTGACGATGTCCATGTTTTGGATCCCGAAAACATTCCCGCCAAGGGGAGCAATTTCCAGATCGTGGATCCTTGCTCGGGTAGGAATTGGTTCATGATCTGGGTCCGGGTCGATGTCCGCGGCCGTTTGTTCGTTTACCGGGAATGGCCTCCGAGCGAAAAATACATCACCGGGGTCGGCGTGGTCGGTCCCTGGGCGCTGCCGAGCGCAAGCAAGCAAGACGGCGATCCCGGAGAAGCGCAA